AGAAAAGATTGGGAGTCAGCATACAGAGAAGGTTTAGATCTTTTAGGATTTAAATACGAGCAAACTTCAGAACCATTCAAAGGTGCATCAGGTGCAACTCACCCAGTATTAGCTGAAGCAGTTACACAATTTCAAGCACAAGCTTATAAAGAATTATTACCAGCAGGTGGTCCTGTTAGAACTCAAATGGTTGGGTTACCAACACCTGACAAAGAACAACAAGCACTACGTGTTAAAGATTATTTAAACTATTTAATAATGTCTGAGATGAAAGAGTATGAAGCTGAATTCGATCAGATGTTATTTTATTTGCCACTATCAGGTTCAGCTTTTAAAAAAGTTTACTATGATGATATACATCAAAGAACAGTTTCAAAGTTTGTCCCTGCCGATGATTTAATTGTTCCGTATACTGCTACCTCATTAGAAGATGCGGAATCAATTATTCATGTGGTTAAAATGTCAGAGAACGATTTACGTAAACAACAAGTTGCAGGTTTTTACAGAGACATCGAACTAACTCCAGGTCAAGATCAAGAGAGTGAAACAGATCGAAAAGAACGTGAGTTAGAAGGTCGAACAAAAAGTAAAGATCAAAAAATATTTACATTGTTAGAGTGTCATGTTGATTTAGACTTGATGGGTTTTGAGGACATGAGTCCTGAACAAGAACCAACAGGAATTAAATTACCATACATTGTAACAATAGAAGAATCATCAAAAGAAGTTTTATCGATTAGAAGAAACTACGAAGTTGGTGATAAAATGAAAAAGAAAATACAATATTTTGTTCACTTTAAATTTTTACCCGGTCTTGGTTTTTATGGTTTTGGTTTGATTCACATGATTGGTGGATTATCTAGAACCGCAACAATGGCACTAAGATCATTGTTAGATGCAGGAACTTTATCAAACATGCCAGCAGGATTTAAGATGCGTGGTATTAGAGTTAAAGATGAAGCACAACCAATTCAACCTGGAGAGTTCAAAGATGTAGATGCACCTGGTGGAAGTATCAGAGATGCGTTTATGCCTTTACCATTTAAAGAACCATCAGCTACATTATTTAATTTACTAGGAAGTGTGGTGCAAGCAGGTCAAAGATTTGCAGCGATTGCAGATTTACAAATAGGAGATGGTAATCAACAAGCAGCGGTGGGCACAACTGTTGCTATGTTAGAGAGAGGATCTCGTGTGATGTCTGCAGTTCACAAAAGATTATATGCTTCAATGAAACAAGAATTTACTTTGATGGCTAGAGTATGTAAATTATATTTACCACCTGTATATCCTTACGATGTTATCGGTGGACAAAGACAAATTAAACAAACTGACTTTGATGATAGAATAGATATTCTACCTGTTGCAGATCCAAACATATTTTCTCAAGCACAAAGAATATCTTTAGCACAAACTCAAATGCAATTAGCAGCAGCTAACCCACAATTACATAATCAATACGAAGTATTTAGAAATATGTATGAAGCTTTGGGTGTAAAAGATGTAGATTTACTCTTAAAAAAACCTCAACCACCCACACCAAAGGATCCTGCACTGGAACACATCGATGCACTAGCCGGAAAACCTTTCCAAGCGTTTCCAGGACAGGATCATAGAGCACATATGACAGCTCATTTAAACTTTATGGGTACAACAATGGTAAAAAATGCACCAATGATAGGTGCAGCACTTCATAAAAACTGTTTAGAACACATTTCTTTGATGGCACAAGAACAAATTGAGCTTGAATTTAGAGAAGAACTAGGAAAATTACAACAAATGTTGCAAATGATGCAAAATCCACAAGCGATGATGCAAAATCCTAACCTTCAAAACGATATTCAGATGCTACAACAGAAAATTGAGTCAAGAAAAGCAATTTTAATTGCAGAAATGACTGAAGATTTTATGAATGAAGAGAAAAAAATCAACGGTGACTTTGGAAATGACCCAATTGCTGCATTAAGAGCAAGAGAATTGGATTTACAAGCACAAGAAAACGCTAGAAAAGAGCGTGAAGGTCAACAAAGATTGGATCTTGATAAAATGAGAGCAATGATGAACGATCAAAACCAAGATGAGAAGCTAGAACAGAATGAACAGCTTGCAAATCTTCGTGCAGAGACTTCTATAGAAAAAACTTTGCTTCAAAGCGCTTTAAAAGACGACAAAACTCCAGATTCAATATCTATTATAAGAAAGGGAAATTAATATGTGGTTTTCAGCACTTAAATTAGGATTAAACGCGGCAACGCACATCTATAAAAAGAAACAAGAGACTAAAATGAAAATGGCTGATGCACAATTGATGCACGCAGATAAGATGGCCCGTGGGGAGAGCGAGTACCAGGGCAAATTATTGGAAGCAAGACAGTCGGACTGGAAAGACGAGTTCGTGTTGGTCGTGTTAACACTCCCGATATTAGTGATTGCCTGGGGAGTCTTCTCGGATGATCCGGGTGCGGCTGCAAAGATAAAAGAGTTCTTCGAGCAGTTCCAGCAGCTCCCGTCATGGTTTACAAATTTATGGATTCTTGTCGTGGCGAGCATTTATGGTATAAAGGGAACACAAATATTTAAAAACGGAGGGAAAAAATAATGCCTGGAAAAAATTTAAAACCAATACCAGCAGATAATAAAGGTTTACCAAAACTACCTAAAGAAGTTAGAAACAACATGGGCTTCTTAAAAGAAGGTGGTATGGCAAAAGATAAAAGATCACCTTTCATGGGTGGTGGTATCGCTTACAAAGGCGGTGGACGAGCTATGAAAAGAAAAGGTGGTAAAGTTTAATGGCTAAACTTTGTCCTAGAGGTAAAGCTGCAGCGAAGCGTAAATTTAAAGTTTACCCGTCTGCATACGCGAACATGTACGCATCAGCTGTATGTTCAGGTAAAGTTACACCTGGTGGCAAAAAGAAAAATCGTAAGAAAGCTGCGAACGGTGGATTTATGGGTGCTGGTTTAGCAAGAAGGAAAAGATTAGGCTGTCCATAATGGCAAAAAAAGGACTACGAGCATGGGTAAAGGAAAACTGGGTCGATATTGCGAACAAGCGAAAAGATGGCTCATACCCGAAATGTGGTCGAAGTGGTGGAGAAAAAAGAAAAAATTATCCAAAATGCGTGCCTATTGCGAAAGCAAGAGCGATGAGCAAAGGGCAACGTGCGGGTGCCGTACGAAGAAAACAGGCTGTAGCTAACACAGGACCTAAACCTTCAAGAGCAGCAACATTTGCAAAAAGAAAAAAATCTGCCATGGGTGGATATATGGGATCAGCAATTAACACAGATTATGGTGGAGTCAGATTAAGTAATCCATCTTATGAAAAATATTATAAAGGCATGATCTAATGAGACAGTTTTATTCAAAAGGTACAATGCCTGCAAGAAATAAAAAAAATTTTAGACCCACTAAAAAAGGGGCTGGAATGACAGAGGCTGGAGTTAAAGCTTATAGAAGACTTAACCCGGGTTCTAAATTAAAAACAGCCGTGACTGGAAAAGTGAAACCAGGATCAAAAGCTGCCAAACGTAGAAAGTCTTACTGCGCACGTTCACTAGGGCAACTCAAAAGAGCATCAGCAAAAACTCGTAATGATCCGAACTCACGAATACGTCAGGCCAGAAGGAGATGGAAATGTTAAACAACAAAAAGAAAAAAATTAAAAAAGTTGTTAAGGCTTTAAAAAAAGCATCTAAAGCACACGCAGGTCAGGCAAAAGTATTAAAAGGAGTTATTAATGGCGGATCCAAAAAAAGGAACGGGTAAAAAACCAAAAGGTTCAGATCGAAGATTGTATACGGATGAAAATCCTAGAGATACAGTTAAAATAAAATTTGCAACACCTGCAGATGCAAGAGCGACTGTTGCAAAAGTCAAACGTGTTAAAAAACCGTTTGCAAGAAAAATACAGATACTAACAGTAATGGAACAACGAGCCAAAGTTATGGGTAAAAATAAAGTTGTTCAAATTGCTAAGAAAGGAAAGGAGTCTATAAGAAATGCGAAGAGCGATACTAGAAGCACTTAGAGCTAGATACGAAGCTGAGATTGCAGAAGCAGATGCAACTGCAAACATTTATTTAGATAACTCAGTAGGTATTGGTGAACATCCTCAACACATAGATGAGGTAAACAAACAGATTGAAAGAATAGCTGCTGCAAAAGAAAAACTGGATGTATTAGATGAATTTGAACCAGAGAAGGCGGTGCTATAATGGAAGATGGGTTTGTAATAATTTCAAAACTACAAAAACTAATGAGAGAAAATTTACAAAAGGTAGGCGATGTTTTAATTAGTGGTGGTGTTGACAACATGGAAAAATATAAGTATATGTTGGGACAAGCTAACACGTATCAAATACTGTTACAGGAACTCTCTAACCTGCTAGATAATAAGGAGCAAAAAGATGAAAAAGGAACCGTTATCGACCTCAAAAGAGGTCCCAAAACTTAAACCAGCTTTATTAGATAAAATAGAAGCTGAGAAAAAACCAGAAGTAGATTTATCAAAAAAAGAATCATCTAAATTACCAGAACCAACTGGATGGAGACTTTTAGTTTTACCTTTTAAAATGAAAGAGAAAACTAAAGGTGGACTTTATTTAGGACAAGAAACATTAGAACGACAACAAGTTGGATCTAATTGTGGCATGGTCTTGAAAATGGGTGCACACTGTTATGATAAAGAAAGATATCCAGAAGGACCTTGGTGTAAAAAAGGTGATTGGATTATCTTTGCAAGATACGCTGGATCAAGAATACAGATCGATGGTGGGGAAGTAAGATTGCTAAATGATGATGAAGTATTAGCAACCATCGAAAACCCTGAAGATATATTTCATCAATATTAAAACATAGAAGGAGCAAACTATGCCTGAAGAAGAAAACAAAAAAACTGAACCCATGGTCGACATTGATACGTCCGGTCCAGAAGTTGAGGTTAATTTAGACGAGAAAGAGGAAACAAATGTTGAAAACAATACTAAGTCCGATAACACATCTGAGAAATCTGATGAGCAGTTGGATGTTCAAGTCGTTGAAGAAAAACAAGAAACAAAAAAAGAAGAAAAAGAAGAAAAAGAAGAAGAGAAAAAAGAAGAATTAGAAGATTATAGCGAGGGCGTTAAAAAAAGAATTGCAAAACTAACTAAAAAATGGAGAGAAGCTGAAAGACAAAGAGAAGCTGCTCTTGAGTTTGCTAGAGGTGTGCAAAACGAAAACGCTAAAATTAAAACAAAAGTAAATCAATTAGAACCAAACTATGTAGATGCAATGTCTGGCAGAATAACTTCTGGTTTAGAAGCTGCAAAAGCAAAATTAGTTGCTGCTAGAGAGAACAATGACATAGCTGGTGAGGTTGAAGCACAAAAAGAAATAGCTAGATTAGGTGTTGAGGAGGCAAGAATTGCCGGAATGAAAGCACAAGCTGAAGCAACTAAAGATCAACCAGCGATGCCTGCTAGAACTTTAGAAGAAGCAATAGCTCCACCTAAAAATAAACCTGATCCAAAAGCAGAAGAATGGGCTGAGAATAACCCATGGTTTGGTACAGACTCGGCTATGACCTATTCTGCGTTTGATTTACATAAAAAACTAACCGAAGAAGAAGGGTTTGATCCTAAATCTGATGAGTATTATGCAGAGGTAGATAGAAGGATGAGACTTGACTTCCCGCATAAATTTGCTAAAACTGAAACTAGGGAATCGACTAAACCTACTCAAACTGTAGCTTCTGCTACGCGAAAAGTAAATAATAGTCGCGGTAATAAAACAGTGAGGCTCACGCCGTCTCAAGTAACAATAGCTAAAAAATTAGGTGTGCCACTTGAACTTTATGCGAAACAATTGAATATCACGAAGGAGAGATAAGCATATGACAGATAAAAAAATAGACTCCCGTGCGAGCCAAACAAAAGTAGAAGAAAAGAAAAAAGTTTGGACTCCACCATCATCTTTAGATGCACCACCTGCACCGGATGGATTTAAACATAGGTGGATAAGAGCTGAATCGATGGGTTTTGATGATTCATCAAATATGTCAGCCAAGTTAAGATCTGGATTTGAATTAGTGAGAGCTGATGAATATTCGGATGTTGATTATCCAACTATCAATGACGGAAAATACAAGGGGGTGATCGGAGTTGGCGGCCTTTTGCTGGCAAGGATACCGGAAGAAATTGTCAAGTCGCGCGAAGAGTATTTTAGACAACAAACTCAAGATAGAAACGACGCGATCGAAAATGATTTAATGAAGGAACAGCATCCAAGTATGCCGATCAATAGTGATCGACAGACTCGTGTAACCTTCGGTGGTACAAAGAAAAGTTAATTTTTTAACTATTCTTACCAACGGATAAATTAAATGGTACTGGAGGCCCTTCGGGGCAGGTACATAAGGAGATAAAACTATGGCTAACAAAGACGCAGCGTTCGGTTTCAAACCTACAAGACATCTTACAGGTGGATTAATCAGAACGGAAGAATACGCTATAGCGGCTAACTACGGAACAGCAATTTACACTGGTCAAGTAGTTGAAGCAGTAGCGGGTGGCGGTATTGAAGCAGCAGCGGCTGGAGACACTCAACAAGCGGGTGTGTTCGGTGGCGTATTCTATACTGACCCAGACACAAGCAAACCTACATTTAAGCCTTTTTATGCAGCAAGCACAAATGCTTCTGATTTAAAAGCTACAGTGTATGCGGATCCTTATATCGTTTATGAAGCACAACATGATGGCACTGGAACAGCGGCTATGAACAATTCTTGTTTTGATTTCGTAGGTACTGGTGGAAACACTACTACTGGACAATCAACTTCAGAAATTGACACGTCGGAATCTGGAACATCTGGTGGTTTCAAACAAATTGGTATATCAACAGATCCGG